CATCATCGGAAAGCAGGGTGTACACGGCCTCGGAGTACATTTCCGCCAGCACCTTCACAAGGCCGGACTTGTTGCTCAGACCGTCGTAAATCTTGTTGATGGTAGCAACCTTGGTGTTGGGGTGATTTGCCGCAAAAGCGCCGCTGAACAGCATGGGGATCATGGTAGCGGGCTTGTCGCCAAGCTCATTGATGGAGAACCCGGTCTTCTCCATGGCGGAAACCGTGGAGCGGGTGAACTCCAAGTTGTACTTCTTGCCGTTGTAGGGAATGCAGATTTTCTTAGCCATCGCTAATCCTCCTTAAAAATGTGTGGTCTGTGTTTTGGCTCAGGTCGCGTCGTCCAGCTCAATGGGCGTGGACGGGGCAATGGAAATGTTCAGGTCTACAACCTCGTTGACGCCGCCGCCGGTGGGGTAGCAAGTCAGCTGACCATCGAACTTGAACTTGCCGTCAGAGCCGGTAGGGGTCAGGTTCGTGCCGTCACCGGTTCCGCCGAACCACACAGCGTAGCTCTCGGTCTTTCCGTTGAGAGCCACCAGCTTCTTGTAGTCATCCAAGGTGTAGTTCGCCGTGAAGGAGAGGGCATCCAAGGACTGGATACCGGCGATGTAGGTCTGCATCTTGTCAGACAGGGTAGTGGTTTCCAGCATCTCCGGATCGCCGCCCAGATCAGGGAACTCCTTGATGTCAATGAGCTTTTCGTAGGTGTTGCCGGTGCTTCCCTTTTTCATAAGGAAAACGCGATACGTGCTTATGGCCATGTTTAATCATCCTTTCGTTGTAATAAAAAACGGGCTGCCTCTTGTGAAGCAGCCCTTCGGCTCTCTTTCCGCCCTTACGGAAAGGTAAAGCATATTTACCTGCGGTAAATTGTTCCGCCGTCCGTCTCCGCCCGGTACCGGGCTACCAGACGGTAAATCGTCCCGTTTTCCATATTCGGAACAGGGGACAACGAAATTCGCGTGAAATTCCGTTTGTAGAGCATTTCGTCTATAACGCCAACAATCTCCCGGCATACGCTTTTCTTGCTTCCTGCCTTGTCGGAGTAGACATTAACCTCGTACATCAGCGTGGAAAACTTTTCCCGGTCGCTGCTGTCCAGCCTGTTCGCGGACATATAATTGTCCTGCTCTACGATGCTTACATAGGGGAATTTTGGAGGAGCGTTCACATATTCTCCGGATACCGAAATGCCCTTGAAGCGATTTCGCAGAGCCTCGGCAATGGGGGTATAGATCAGCTTTTCAATATCAATCAAGCTCTGAACACCTCCATAACGATTCTCGGAAGCTCCTGCTCAATCGTTTTTCTCGCCTCATACATGGGCATTGCAGGAGGATTTCCGTATGTGTGGCCGCCGCCCTTGTCTTTGGGCAGATACCAGCCTTTGGGGTCGTCCCAATGACCTTTCCCGTCCGGGTAGGTGCCAGCCCCCATGCCAAACTCCGGCGCTTCCGGGTGTCCGGTTCCGTAGGTGATACCGGCTCCAAATTCAATGAAAAGGACGGATTCCCCATCGGCCTTTACGGCGTAACCATTCGGGATTGCCACGACGGACACGGTTGCATCCCTCATCCCGGTGTAAGCAGCCCGCGAAAACCGGATGGAAGCCACAGAAGCGCCCAGCATTGCCAGCCTTTCGGCCAGTTCCTTTGCCTTGTCCTTCTGCCAGCGTTTGTATTCCTTCAATTCGTCCTGAATCTTCTGAATTCCGGGAACCGACAGCGGAACCACAATTTTCTTGTAGCTCACGACACGCTCACCTTCGTAACGGCGATGGACACTGAGTTCAGAGACTTTGCCACCCGTCTGACCATGTAGTCATACAGGGGCTTCCCGTCCTCGTCATACACAGGCTCCTTGTCCAGAAACAGCACGGTATTCTCATCAACGGGACAGGTCATGTCATCCGTAACGATGACCTTGTCATACCCGGCAAGATTGCCGAACTGCTCCACCTGAGAAGCCCCGGTCGCAGCGGATACGTTGGCGCGGAAGGAAACGGCAGGTTTGTACACAACAGTTTCCTCGCCGGTTTCGTTGCCGTCTTCGTCGGTGACAGGCACTTTCCGGTCATACAGCAGATACCAGAAGCTTTGCTTGTTTCGCTCCATGATTCTCATACTGTCACCTCACAGAACCCCGGCCATGGGAACGATCTGTCGCATCATGGATTCCGGAACGTCCCCGTTCTCGTAGGAGCGGGAAATGCCGTTCTCGCTGTGAGACAGCTCCCCCTCGCCGCCCCGCTTGTTCAGAAGATACGTAGCAATCTCCACCTGTAGATGGCTGTACTGCTCCGGAACCTCCATAATAGAAGGGTCAAACGGGTATGCCCTGCGGCAAATCTTGCTTGCCGCAATGCCAAGGTAGGCAGAAACCGTGCTTTCGTCGGTTTCATTCGCCATGGCTTTTACCAATGCGTTTTTCTCGGCTTCCTGCACGGTTTCTTACCTCCTTTCATTCTACGGGTTCTCCCGCCTTCTTGCGTGGTTTCTTGATAACGGGAATAGGATTATTCTCCGATAAACAAAACTTGGTGATAACTTCCTCGCGGGTGAGCGGTACGGGGTCGTTGAGGGTATCAACGACTACCGTTCCCATCACCACAGAAGTGCTCTCCAGTTCGCGCCGGGTAATCACCTTGTCCTTTGCGGTAAAGCCCACGTTGCGAAAGTGATCTTCCTCGCGCACATACACTTTCCCGTCAGAAACATAGAACATGGTGAACCTCCTTAGCCGTTGGTGATGATCTTTGCCAGAGCAATGGTCTTCGGGTCGGCCACGATAGACCAGTTGGCAGATGCCGCAAGCTGTGCATCCGTGGGAGAGGCGGTATAGCCAGAAGTTGGCTTCGTGAAGCTGAAACCGTTGGGGTGCATGGTTTCACGGATACGAGTCACCAGAGCGTCATAGCCGCCGCCCTTGAGAGCATCACGGGTCAGCTCGGAAGGAACCTTCACGGGAGCGGGGGCGTACTGAATTGCGCCAAGGCCGAGGACGTAGGTGGTGTAGGTGGCCGCTTTCGCGCTTTCTCCGCTGGTAGCGGCGGTGGCGGGGCAGCTGTCATCTACGACAACAGTCATGCCATTCACGGTGCCAATGCGGAGGGGGCGCTCAACGCCGTTGGCGTCGGTGTATTTCAGGAAGTCCAGCAGCTTCAGGCCAGCCATATTGGTGGCGACCTTACTGTGCATGAACACCAGCCGGAAAGCGTCCTGATTGTCGCCCACGGCCTTCTGAATCGCATCGCCAATGGTGGTAGCGCCCATCTTGTTTGCGTCCGCAACGGTGGTGGACGTGGAAGACAGGTCAGTGATGTGGTTCGCCCAACCGGCAAACTCACCGCTGCCGGTCACACCGAACACCGCATTCAGGATTTTCAGCATGATGGACTGGCGCTGCTTCTGCCAATACTTGGACACCTGAGACACGATCTGCTGCATGGGGTCGGCACCGCTGTTGTAATCAACGATGAAGTCCTTCTCCTTCCAGCCGTGGGCGCGGCCAAACACGATACCATTCTGAGCGCTGCCTTCGGGGTCGGTCAGGGTGATGTCAGTCGCGCCATCGTAGTTCTCAGGAGTGCCGCCAATAACTTTGTAGAACGGCAGGGTGTAGAAATCGGAGCCGTTGGAAATCAAACTCGCCAGCTCTGCGTTCGGGGCGACAGCGCCGCTCTCAAACATCGCGGTCAGGGTGGGGTCTTTCGCATTTGCCCAGTTGTAGTTAAACAGCTCGGGGTCAAACGGAAAGCCAAGATAAGTAGCCATAATGTTTTACCTCCATAATCATTTCAAAATTGTTTTCCAGTCAGGATTGTTCTTGATAAACTCCATCTGGGATTTGGTGTCGAGTTTCAGGAAATCCGCCTTGGTCATTGCGCCGCCGGGGTTTCCATCCGCGCCTCTGGGCGTTCTTTTCAGCTTGTCCGCAATGACTTTTTGGGCATATTTTTCCAAAAACGCCTGGTTGTTGGCAAAAACCGTAGCCATATCGCCGGATTCCATGGCCGCAGCAGTAGCGTCCGCAAGGGCTTCATCATAGCCCTGAGCAACCAGCTTTGCTTTGTAACCGGCAACGGTTTTTTCCTTCCGCAGACCGGCCAGTTCCTTTTCCATGTTCTCCCACTTTTCGGCCTGCTCCTGTTGCTTCCTCTGCTCATCAGTCAGAAGCGCGTTGTGCTTACGCTTCCATTCCGCAGCCTCGGAATTGGCCTTGGACAGCGCGTTTTTCTGCCTTTCCAGCTCTACGGCGTTGTCCTCGTACTCAAAGCCCTCCAAAGCGGCAAGCTTCTGTTCCGGGGTCATGTCCGCATAACCTTCAATGAGATTTGTGTCGATTTTTGCCATAATTATTCCTCCTGCGTTTGGTGAGGCGGTTCCCTCCGCCGTGATCTCTGTTTTTACGGGTTGTCTCCCGTCTGCG